TCTTCGCTGGATTTTGCGACAGTCCACGCGCTTTCCGCATTCTGTCGCACCACCAACTGCACCCCGTTTTTGCCGGCGGAATTCAAAAGCAGCATGCCTTCTTCCCCTTTATATTTGGGGTTTTTAAGAACGCGGCTGTCAAAATAGTCGCGCGCCAAACGGTCAAATTCATGCGACTGGCTGCCTTCTTTGTAAGCCGCGTTCAAATACCGCAACTGCGCGTCAACCGTTGCCGCAGACACTGTAACATCGTCTAATAAATGGTGCGCCACGCACTTCTTCACCACGTCGGTCGGCACTTGAAAGCGCTCGTGCAGCTCCCCCATTATATCCGCGCACAGCTCGGTCCAGGCCTTGGTGTTTTTGTCAACCGCCCCCCCTGGCCCTTTCACGATTGCATCAAAATCGGCATGGATTGCTTCTATTTGCGCTTGCGCTTGTGGCGGGTGCCCCTCCGCGGTGGCCGGTAACGCCAATGGTTTCAACCCGTGCTTCACGGCCAGCCGCTCCAGCGTGCCGTCATTCAGGGGGAACGCAACGTGGTCCCGTTTGAATTGCAGCGGCGCGCTGCGGTCGTGCGCGTCAATGCGCGGGTCCGTTATTTCGGCCGGCTGAAACAAGTAATACTCGCCCACATTGATCAAGCGCCCCGGGCGTCCGTACTTGTCAATCAAGCGCTCGCCCGTGTCGTGCAACAACTGGGTGAGCGCGACATCAATTTGTTCGCGAGGGTGCCCCGCCAAATGTTTCATGAGCAGCCGTCGCGCGTAAAAGTGTTGCACGCGAAACAAATCCCGGATGCGCTGCCGAATGCGGTCCGCGTTCATGGCAACGAACGCTTGCGAATACGAGTCGTCGTTTATGTTCAGGCTTTTGCCGGTGCTGTCGCTTTTGCCGGTGCTGTCGCTTTTGCCGGTGCTGTCGCTTTTGCCGGTGCTGTCGCTTAAACACCGGTACTCGCATTGCGCCTGATAATCACACACGAACGAAAACGGGCGGTCGCCAATCGCGTAATGCGGCAGCCGCGTTCCGTCGGACAGCACTTGTCGCACCGTGACGTTTTGCCCGTTGTGCCGCCGGATGACCTCCTGGCTGAATTTGGTTTGGTCAACGTTGAGCAAACAATCCACCGCGTTTTCTTTGAGAACGCGGCTCACTTGCCCGATTTGCGCGGCTTTCGTTTCGGCCAGACGGTACACGTACAAGTCGGCCGCCTCCACGTCGGGATTGGCGGCGAGCAGCGTGCCGTGCAAAAACAGCTGCACGTTGCGTTCCACGAACGGCAGGTCGGCGTGACTGCAGTTGCGCACGGCGCGCCCCACAATTTGTTCAATACGGTTCATGTTGTACCACGGCTCCATGATGTGCACCTGCCGCACGTTCTTGAAGTCAATGCCCTCGCTGCCCGCCTTGGAAATGATGACCACCTTGATGCGCTGCCCGTGCTCGTTGTCGGTCGTGAGCGCCTCCAACTCGGCGCGATTGTCGGGGGACAGCTGCTTGTCGCCCGTGAACATGGCGTACTTGGCGGCGAACCGCTTTTTCGCGCCCCCCTCTTGGAATCGCTGCGGGACGGGGGCGGTTTTAAACAGCGACCCCACCTGCGCGTCGTACCGCGTGAATCCCATTTCTTCCAGGGCCAGCGCAATGGGCACCGCGCCGCCGCCAATGTATTCGCTGTAAATCAGGACAATCCCGTTGGCGCGATCCACGTGCTCGCAAATGCTCCCGATTTTGCTGCTGTATTTACCGATTTCTGCGCGCGAAAAGATGCGCCCGTATTTGGCCAGCAACACGGGCTTGTATTCAAAATTGGAAATGCGCGCGCCGTCGTCCGACACGTCGTGCTTCATGACCCGCTTGAGCCCCGCATCACCCAATAAATTGCCAATGTTTATGCGGGTAAGAACGGCGGTGTCGGCAACGGACACCTTGTCGCCCTTGTCGCCCTTGTCGCCCTTGTCGCCCTTGTCGCCCTTGGCGCCCTTGTCGCCCTTGTCGCCCTTGTCGCCCTTGTCGCCCTTGTCGCCCTTGTCGCCCTTGGCGCCCTTGTCGCCCTTGTCGCCCTTGTCGCCCTTGGCGCGTTCCAGCAGCTTGTCAAACTCCGCGCTCGGGTACACCATGTTCAGCGCTTCAATGGGCTGCTTCAACAAGAACGACCCGAACGACGTGGCGTCGGCCGTCATTTCCAAGCGCTTGCGCTCAATGATGTGCTGATACACCGCCTCTTGGTACGCCCCCGCCGGGTTCAAATGCAGGTCCAGGTGCTGGATCGGGTTTGGAATGGGGGTGCCGTTCAACTGCACTACCGGATGCCGCTCTCGGTTGGTCAAATACGAACGCGCCGGCGAAAAATCGGCGGGGTACATGCGGTAAGGGAAAATGTACGGATTTTCCCCCTTCACAACCGAAATCAAGCCGTTGGATTTAATGCGCAGCAGCTCGGCACCCACGTTGCGACCGTTGATTTGCAGCAAGTTGCCGTCCCGATCAAACACGTCGCCGACTGAGATGGGGGCGCGACGGTCGTTCACGTTCATCAAATTTAACAGCCACACGATTTCGCGCGGGTCGTTGTACATGGGCGTCCCCGACAAAAGCAGCAGTCGCAAATTGTCGGCGTATCGCACCAGCTTGTAGAGCTCTTCCGACACGCTTTTTCCTTTGCCTTTGTTCTTGTCCTTGTCCTTGTCCTTGTCCTTGTCCTTGTTTTCTGAGTCGTCCTTGGCCTCTTCATCGCTGCGCACGTTGTGAATTTCATCCACGATGAGCAGCCGGTTGTTGAACGCGGTTTTAATGGCCCGAACGGCGTCGTGTTTGGATGCGGCCGCGGTCAGCCGTCGCACCGTGTTGGCCAGTTCAATGTAGCCCATGAATTCGTAACTGGCATTGATTAACCGCGTGACGCGCTGCACAATGCCGGCGCGCACGCGCTCCACGTTTTGCTCCGTCAAATCGGTGAGCTCCGCATGCCCCCCCACTTCTTTCAGCAGCTTGGTTCCCGTGCATCCGCGAATGACAAACTGGCGCGCAACCCGGTTGAACTTCAGTTTGTTGAAGTCAAACAGCTGCTTGCGAAAGTTGTCTTGCACGTTCACGGACGCAACCACCAACGTTTTTTTGGTGATGCCCACTTGGGTCATGTAGTCCCGCATTTCTTCCGCCACGCTGATCGCGGAGCACGTTTTTCCGGTTCCGAGGCCGTGATACAGGAGCAAGCTGTTGTACGGGGTCATCACCGATAAAAAATTGCGCACAAAGAGCTGGTGCGGAGCAAGCTCAAACCCGGCCCCGCACATTTTGGTGGCTTCTTCTTCCATTTGGGCCTGCGAGGTGGGGATCACGATGTCGTACTTGGTGTCGTTGAACTCCCTGCGCTGTGCAATGTTCCGCGCAAAATCGGCATCATTTTTGGTTGGATACAAAAATCCGAGGGGCTCTTCGTCAGCGGAATCGTCCTTGTTTTTCTGCCATTCCGCAATTTCATTGGACAGCGCGGAGTCCGCGCCCGCAGCAGCTAGCAACGGGTGCGCGTGCGCCTTTGATTTTTTTGGTACAACGCTTGCCATGTCTCCTAATGTGACGGTATAATATAAAATGATTATAAATTGCGCACAATGTGAAAATGCGCACAATGCCTCAACATAAAATTTCGTACTCCTTGAGTGCGTCGTTCAAATTGCGCAAAATTTTGATTTTTTCCAGGTTGTACGGCCGAATGTGCTGCACGCATTCTTCAAACGAAAACCACGCCATTTTGCTCACTTCCGTCTTTTGAAATTTGGGAGAAAGGGATCGGCATTGGCCCGGTTTTATTGCATTCGCTTGTGAAAGCGGAAAATAGGCAACGTAGTATTTGTGCTTGTAGGTTTTCACGTTGGATCCCATGAATATTTCTTCATACGGAATTATATTTTGCATCACCACTAATTTGCTTGCGTCATACCCCGTTTCTTCGGAAAACTCCCGCAAAGCACAGTTAATGTCCTTTTCTTGATAATTTCGGCGACCTTTCGGAAATCCCCATTCGGGCTCGCTCCATCGCGTCGGCGAATTTTCAATCAACGTGTCCAGTGAAATGTAGGACACCTTGCCGTTCCCACTATTTATTTTTATGCCGTTTTTCAATGCGTTGAACCGGTCGCACGACACCGTTTCTTCATTCTGATATTTGGAATTCAAATAATCCCCCCAAACGTTTGTCCACAATTCGCTAAAGGTTTGGGTTTGCAAACGACGCTTTTCGTCCATGGTCATTTCATCAATGATGCGCTGCAAGTACATCCGATTGTAGATGGGGTACTTTCCACGAATGAATTCCACGAACCCCAGCGTGTCTTTGCGGCGGATCATTAAATAGGACGCCCCCTCGTCACTGTCCTTGAACACAATCATTCCATTGCTGGTGATCGGATTTTTGCAGGCGTGTATCAAATGCCCGTTTTTTCCACAGTTGTTGCAAAACACGTTCTTTTTTTGAAAAGAGTGGCGGAACTGCGTGGCGTGTGCTGCTGCTGCTGCTGCTGCTGCTGCTGCTGCTATTACCGGTTTAAAATCGGCGTCGTCTCGCTGGGAGTCTACTTCATTCGCCATGGCACTGCTTTGCTTTGCTTTGCTTTATGGGTTTAATTCGGGTTCTTTTTATATTGTTTGATTGTAAAAAGACAACCCCCCCCCGGCCCAAACGAATGAATGGCGGGACCGCAACAACCGCCCTGGATCCGGCAGTGTGGGGTCCGCATTACTGGTTTGTCCTGTTTAGCATGGCGGTCACGTATCCCGAGAGACCCAACGACGTCACCATAAAAAAATACTACGACTTCATACAAAATTTGCCGCTGTTTTTACCCCATCATCAAATCGGGAACGCATTTAGCGAATTGCTGGACAAGTATCCGGTTTCCCCCTATTTGGACAAACGCGAGTCCTTTATAAAATGGGTGCACTTTTTGCACAACCAAATCAACCTGCGTTTGAATCGCGACGAGGTTTCACTGCAGGACGCGGTCAACACATACTATTCCAACTACAAACCCAAGCAGCTGCGGCTGCACGAGGAACACAAATACCGGCGCAAACTCATTTACGCGGGGGGGGCAGCATTCGCCGCAACCGCGCTGTACTACATGTATTACAAATAATTACCAAAAATAATTACAAGTAAACAATCCAAACCAATTCATGCAAATGATGATTTTTTTTAATATAATCATTTAATATCACAGCACGATACACAATATACGGATACGGTTCCATCACACTTCATGGTAAAAAAAACACGGCGCGCAAAGGGGGGCAAACCCCTGTTTGCGGGGGCCCAAGGCTGCGTCTTCATTCCATCCCTCAAATGCAAGAACCGCCCTCGGAACCTGAACGACGGCAACATCAGCAAGTTGGGATACAAGGAAGGCATAGAAACCGAAATGAGAGAACAAGAGGGTATAATGCAGTACATAAAAAAAATAAGGAATAATGCATTGTATTTTAACACGCAGGCCAGTTTGTGCGATCCGGACGCGCTTAGTCCCTCCGATTTAGTGGGTTTCAGCGAAACGTGCGAGAACTTCGACAAGGACATTACCGCCTCCAACGTAAACCACAATTTGGATAAGTTACGCGCAATCAACATGCCCAATTTGGGCGAAGATTTGAAAGTGTGGATGGAAAAATACAAAATGGATGCGCACCGAGTGCGCCAATTGAATGACCGCATTTCTGACTTGCTGGTGCACGCAATAGTGCCCATGAACCAACTGGGCGTCATGCACAACGACCTGAAATCCGAAAACTTGATGATGGGCAAAACGGTGCGCGTGATTGACTGGGGGCTTGCGGGAATCGCCACCCCGCAGCACCCCATACCGGAACGCCACTTTATAAACAATCCCGTCACGTACAACCGCCCGTTTTCCACCATGCTCATTTCCCACGACATTGATGCGCTGTATCATAAAATCATTTCGCAGCTGCCCGCCAAATTTGAACCCGAACAGCTGGAGCCATTTATCAGTGACATGTACAAAATATATCAAAAAATGGCACCAACCGGGCATGAATATTTTATATACATTTTTAAAACCATGTTCAAATTAAACACCGAAATGGCCACGCTTATGCTGCAATCCACGTTGGAGAGGTACAATGCCAAAATTCTGTATCATTTCACCAATCCCGCGCGCCGCAAATTCATACTGAATGAGTATTTTAACAAAGTGTACCGCTTTAACACCGACGTGTGGGGCGTCCTGTCCGTGTTTTACAGCATGTTCATGCTCCCGCGGGATCATTTCATCATGCCGGATTCCACATACGATGCCATGTTGCAACAGTACCGCGCCCTGTTTCGCAACACGGTGTTTGCGAACGGGCACACCCGCATGAATGTGCAGCGCATCGTGAAACAATTGCGGCAAATTAGTAACACCGTCACGATAGCGGCACGAAACAAAACCGTCAAAATGGTCAGATTTAACATTAACGCAAATGCAATCACAAACACAACGGGCCACATGCACCGGGTTCCAACCCCGCATCCGTTGAAAAGGCTGTACTGATTTTTGCGTTGCACACCGATGCAATCTTTCAATATTTATATTCACGCAATGTATATATTATAATGAAGCTGGAACTGTTTGTTTTCGGAATCACGGCGTTCCTCATACTAAACACGTATTACGACGGCAAATTTTTGAAGATGTTTCATTCGTGGCAAAAAGAAATCAAGATGTCCACGTTTGCATTTGTGGGATTATCTCTCTACATCTTCTTGAAGAAAAACCCGGGGCAGTCGCAATCCATGCTGTCGCACGCAAACGACATCATCCGCTACATGCCGATCAGCCGCTCTTCGGCCGACATGCTGTCCCCCTTTCTGGACTTCGCCAACAATAAATCGCTGTTTCAAACCGACTCTTCACAAGGCTCCTCCGGAACGGCACAAGGAACGGCACCTTTAGGGCGGCGCGAGGCGCAAATGGAAGCGCGCATCACGTCGTCCGGGCGCAACAATGCCACCAAGCGCAGCGTGAGCGAAACCAAGAAGAAGTTCGTGGCGGCGCAGCAGTCGTGGAAATGCGGGCACTGCGACCGCCAGTTGCCGGCGTGGTACGAAGTGGACCACATCGTGCGGCTGGAGCACGGCGGATCCAACAACGTGGACAACCTGGTGGCGCTGTGCCGCGACTGCCACGGCAAAAAAACCGCCATGGAAACATTTTAGCGAATCGCATTAGCATCATCATTCTTTGCATCATTCTTTGCATCATTCTTTGCATCATTCTTTGCATCAGTTGCATACATTTTTAAATATATGCAATGTATAATTAGTATTTGGATTTTGCAATGCAATCCGCATCCGAACCGAACGAATCATTAAAACTCGGTTATTATCTATGGCCGGCCGCAATCGGTGCAATCGTGTACGCCTACGTGTTTGCCACCAGCCGGGCCGAAATGGCAAACACATCGCTTGATCCGCTGGATCCAAATGAAAATATAACAAAAGACGATGAAAAACAAAACCGGACACGACATTCATTGCCGAACACCGGCCATCGCGTCATCACGCTGCTGCCGCTCGTGTGGTTGTACGCGGTTCTAACTAAAGTGTACAATTCATTCGCGGTTGAACATGCGGACAACCTAAGGTTTACAATTGGTAATTTTATTCTGACACTGCTGACGTTGGTCGGGCTTGTGTTTGTGTCCATCGGAGCGACGCAGTCAAATGATCCCGGTGCTAAAATGAACATTACAGGCAGCGAGAGAACGGGTTGGTTCACAACTAACATTGTTTTGTTGGGAATCATTGCAGTGGTGTTTCCACTTTGGTCCCTGTGGGGCAGGAGAGCAAATTTTCTCAATAACCTTTCCGCATTCGTCTTCAGCTTTTGGTTCCCGTTCATGATGATGGTTTATTTTGTAAAAACGGGGGCCACGGATTGGTTCCGAATTGTGGCGGTTGTCTCCATTGTCATCGCCATCGCGTACAACTTGTACAACCTTTCCCCCCAATCTTTCATGTTCGGCTGGCTCGGCAAGTTCTTCGGTAATGGTTTGATGCCCTCCTGGTTTGAATCACTCAAAGAATCCGTCAAGTATTTCTTCAATACATCTCCACTCCTGTCGTATGCCAAATTCGTGGAAACCAACGATTTGATTGAGGTAGTGGCCAAAAAGGTGCTGATTTTTGCATTGCTGTGTTATGTGGCGTACTTGATGATTTCGGTGTATAAATTCAAGAACTCGTTGGTGCCGTGCGTTTCAACCCACTTTGCGTCGTGTTTCTGGGACCCGGAGTTTAAGCAAACCGGATACGACCCCAATAAAAACACGCCCTACATAAACGCCCTGTTTTACACACTCATGATGACCATGGGAGTGAACATTTTGAATTTCTTTATAAACCAGGTTTCGCTGTACAAAAACTACATCAATGCAGTTAATGGTCCCACTTACAATATTCCCGACCCCCCTGGCTTTTGGACATTTATTCAGTTGATCTTTTTCCCGTTTGTTTGGATATTCAAATTGTTTGTGCAGCATCCGATTGCGATGATCGTCGCGTTCATTGCATTTGCCGCGATAGGGGTGGTGCTGTATCGTTCGTCGTTTGACTTGACGGCGTTCATAGAAGGCCAGCGCGGCACCGTCATCACGCTGTTCACGCTGTTCATTGCCTCCCTGGTCATGTTTGGCGTGCACACGTACACCAGTAACAAGGGCCCCGGCGGTTCAAGTAGCAGCAGCAACAAGGCCCCCGGCGGTTCAAGTAGCAGTAGCAGCAGTAGCCCAACCTATTCCGAATTCATTTTGCGGCCCATGATATTCATTGCCGTGGCGGCATGCATCATCGGCATTATCTCGTATTTTTTTACATCGCAGAGCCGGCTTGTCACAATGGCCAACTTGTTGCAATACGGCATCACCGCGCTCATTTACATTACCGGCATTGCAATTGTCATTGGTATCGTTCGCACCGTGTTTTCAATGTCGCGCAAAATGGGCGATTCCATGTTTCAAACCAGCGAAGATTCCAACTGGGTGATCAACGTGCTCAAACTCCTTGGCAACTTGCTGTTTTATTTGCCGTGCTTGATGCTGGATTTCGTAGACGTGTTGAAGGAACAGTACGGGTTAACCAGCCGTCCATATTGGATTCTGCTGGCAGTGGAAGCGGCGTTCATTTTGGCAGGACTGTATCTGCCGTCCTTGGTGACAAAGGCAATTAACCACACGGGGGTGCAGATTGTGTCGGCGCCCATTTCCATGACCGTCTCCACCAAAATAACCCGTTACACCGTTCAATTTGTTGATTCTAAGGGGGTGGTTTCGCACGCGTCGGGACCGAACCCGCTTCCGCCATTGTCCACTTCGCCCCCCACAACCACACCCACCATGAATCCCACGGACATAAAACTGCACAACTACAGTTACGGCGTGTCGGCGTGGTTCTACATTCGTCCCCAACCCCCGAATACGCAGTCCAATTCCAATGAACAACTAAACGTGTTCAACTTTCAAGATCCTGGCATTGCTAAAGAGATGCACATTGGGCCAAATGTTTCGTACAACCCACAAACCAACGCACTACAGGTTAAGATAGGCGTGTCTGCCGCAATACCACCCATTGAGGATGTCCCGTTGCAACGATGGAACAATATGGTGATAAATTCAGACAAGGGGGCAATTGACATTTTCATGAATGGCAAATTGGTTTACACCGGGACGCATCTTCCGCATATTCCGGTTCTATCATCCCCCGTGAACAACGTGGTTATTGGGAATGGCAAAGAAGGGGATGAAAATAAAGATGATGACGCAAAAGATAAAACCTTCGGCATTCAGGGAGAACTGTGCAACATGGTGCTGAAACACGAGCCGTTTACGAACGCCGAAATTGCGTGGTTTTACAAAACCAACAAAATGCTGAACCCGCCACTCGTGGGCGTGAATCCGGACCCGCTCAATCAAGGTGATTCGGCAAGCTATTTGGCGTCTCAATCGGTTAGCAACAAGATTGCAGACAACGAGCACAATGTGGACAAGACCCCCAACAATCCGCTATCGTTCAGCACAAGTGGTGCAACCAAATACGGATGTTTAGGCGCCTTATTCGGAGCTATTTTTGGTTGGTTATTTAATCGCGACGTGGAATCAGCGAAAGGGGTTATCATGGGAACCGTCGTGTTCGGATTAATTGGCGCCCTGCTGGGTGCATTATTTAGCACCGATGGAACGGTGGCCAACATCATGAAAACGGTCGCGAATGTGTTCGTCAACACATTTTAAGCCACCCATTTCGCCGCGCATTTAAATATAATAATATAGGATGTTATATATATACTGGGCAACCATGAATATTTTGACAATTTTCATATTCATCCTCGTCATAATTTTGATTTATGCCGTGTACAAGTTGATGACCAAAACCACCACCAGCGTGTCGGGCTTCTCGGATGCATCCAAATCATTGAGTGTGCCTTGTGCCAAGTTTGGAGCAAACGCCAGTTACGGGTATTCCGTGTGGATTTACGTTGACTCGTGGATCACTTCAAGTTCAGACACCAAACTCGGAAAGAATATATTGACGCGCTGCGTCGGATCTGCGCCTGCATTCAATCTGTACTTGGACAACGCTCAAAACAACTTGAAATTGTTGATGAACAACAACACTAAATCGTGTGACATTAAAAACATAAAGCTTCAAAAATGGGTCAACATCACCATGAGCATTTACGGCAACACGGTGGATCTGTATTTGGACGGGAAATTGGTGAGAACCTGCGTGCTGACCGCAATGCCAACAATCCAACCGACGATAAACGACACGCTTTTTGTGGGCGGAGCATACACAAAGGGCGCGTGCAGCGGTGATTCAGGCGACTTGCGCGGTTACATTTCCAATGTGGTTTACAAGTCCAACTACTTCACGCCGGAAGAAGCCTGGAACATTTACAGCGCCGGGTACAGCGGCGCCGGCATGTTTGACTTTGTTAACCGATACAAGCTGAACTTCAGTGTAATCAAGGACGATCAAACGCTGGGGCAGGTCACAATTTGATAATGCAATCATTAAGTATTTAAAATAATTTATTATTATACATTAATAATCATTAATAATATCATTAATAATATATCATAACGGTTTGTTTTAGCACTATCCTTATCCAATGAATCCAATGATGAATCCAATGATGAATCCAATGATGAATCCAATGAATGCAAATGTACCCCCCATGAACCTCCCCGCGCTGAACGAATTCAAAGCACCCGACATTGTGAGCGGATCCAAAACATTTTTGGATTCCAACAGCTACGTGGCAAAAACCGCTTTTTTGATTTTGACGGTCATCGTGTTTGTCTATTTGTTGCGCACGTGTGTTGCAATCATGGGGTTCTTGTTTTCGCCCAACTCTAGTCCGTATTTGGTGGACGGGTTGATTGACGGCAAGGTTGGCAATTTGAGAATTCCGCAGGATCCGTCACAAACGAACGCGGTCACCATTATCCGATCCAAGAACGATGCAGGGGGCATCGGCATCACGTGGTCCGTGTGGTTGTACATCAAACAAAACAGCAAAATAGACGATGGTGGTAAATGGCGGCACGTTTTCAACAAGGGTAGCAAAGATGCAATCGCAACGGGTGACACAAAAGGCATCATGACGCCGAACAATGGCCCGGGTCTGTATTTGAAGGACGACTATTCCGCGATTCGCGTGGTCATGAGCACCTTTGACAACCCGAACACCTCGGTGGATGTGGAAAACATTCCCATCAACAAGTGGTTCAACGTCATCATTCGGGTGGAAAACACGGTGCTGGACGTGTTTATGAACGGCGACTTGGCGCAGCGCCTGCCGCTGAACTCCGTGCCGTTCCAGAATTATGCCGACGTGAATGTCGCCATTAACGGCGGATTTAACGGCGTCATATCGGCGTTGCGGTATTACAATGTCGCGCTCGGCACACGCGCCATCGCAAACATCGTCAGCGAAGGCCCCAAATTGAATGTGATTGGCGCATCCGGCGGTGCTCCCGGCCTAATGGATTACTTGTCCATGCGCTGGTATCACAACCAATGGAGCGCCGATTAAGTAATTAATTTAATGTGTGTTCATTATAAAACATTGCATTGCATTCATGCAACCCAATGCCGAACACGATTACGACTACATCATTGTGGGCGGAGGTCCCACCGGCATGGCGCTTGCCCAACTGCTGACATTGCCTCCATCCGCGAGGCGCGTCCTGCTCCTTGAAAAACGCGGCTATTTAGGAGGGTGCCACGGCGTCACCCGGACCGCTGACGGCATGATGACGGAGCACGGCCCGCGCATCTACATTGACAACTTCCGCATGTTCGCGCAACTCCTTGAAGACATGGGCACGTCGTTTCACGCCTTGTTCGTGAAATACAGCTTCAGCACCGCAACCATGATGGCGGAGGCTTTGCGGGTTTTATCTCCGAGAGAAATGGCCACCCTGTGTTGGAGTTTCGTCACGCTGAATGATTCCTTTAAAAAAATAACATTGTTGGAATATCTCTCGTCTCATGCCTTCTCAACGGCATCGGTTGACATATTGGACCGCATCGGCCGGCTGACCGACGGCGGCAGCGCCGACACGTACACGCTCTTCAGCTTCCTTCAGATTTTAAACCAGAATTTTTTGTACGGCATTTACCAACCCCGGGTGCCGAACGACGTGGGGCTGTTCCGCATTTGGGAGGCCGCACTTCGGAGGCGCGGCGTGATCATTGAGAAAAACGCGACAATTGACCGCTTCACGGTTTCGGCCCAGCGCGTCACGGGACTTGTGCTGAGAACGCGCGACAACAACCACACTAATGAACCCGTCGCGTGCCGATGTGACCGCGTCATTCTGGCGTGCCCGCCGCAGGAAGTGCAGCGCATATTGGACCAGCACGACGCGACCCTGGGGGGCGCGTTCGGACCCGAGTTTGACCGGTTCCAGCACTCCACGCAGTACTTGCCCTACATTTCGGTGATTTTTCACTGGCGCACTAAGCTCAATGTGCCGAAGATATGGGGCTATCCGCGCACGGCGTGGGGCGTCGGCAACATCGTGCTGTCGGATTACATGGACTTCAACGACCCGCGGTCCAAGACCGTGATTTCCGCGGTGATCACCATGCTGGACGCGCCGTCGGAAAAGTTGAATGCCAGCGCCAACGCAATCGGTAATAAGCGCGCCGTCATGAACGAAGTGTTCCGACAGCTCAAACAAATTTACCCGGACTTGCCGCAGCCGGATCACCAGTTATTGACCCAAAGCGCGTACGACGCCGTCGGGCGGCGATGGGTGCCGTTCAATCACGCATTCATGACGACCACGCACGGCCACGTGCCGAACCGGTCCGTGCTGTACGAAAACTTGTACAACTGCGGCGTGCAAAACGGCAACAGCTCGTACAGCTTCACGTCCATGGAATCCAGCGTGGCCAACGCGGCGCACTTGGCGGCCGAACTGCAGCCCGACCTGCAGGGCAACCCCGTGCTGCGACTACGAGAGGCGGTCACCGTGCGATCAGCGCTTGCCGGCATTATTGCGGTCATCGCGTTCATATCCGCTGCACTAATCGCATCCAAATCCGATGCATTAAGCGCAACCAAAACGCGTCACAAATTAAAATGAATGCACTTTTTTTAATTTTATAAATAAAATAAAATAAAATAAAATAGTTGCATAGGGTATAACAAGATAAAATGGTTTACAAGTCTAGAAAACAACACAGAAAATCTTATAAAAGGATTGCAAACACTCGTTCAAGACGGGGGGGCGCAGGGTGTAGATTTTGTGGTACAAATGATAATGCAACTACTATATGCAATGGATGCCAAAATAGGCGAGACCTATTATATGGAATGCAAGCCGATGATGGGATGTCCGCATATATGGATGATTACGATAGAGAACTCATGGAGAGGTCCAGGACAGCCCTGGCCGAGGCCGAGGCAGCCTACCAAATAAGGCGCGCTGCATGGATGGCAGCCCTGGCTGAGCAGGCTCTGGCTGAGGAGGAAGCCAGAAGTTCCAGAAGGTCCATAAGGGCATCCAGTTTGGGCGCTCATTCGGGAATTAAGAAGAAGAAGACTACAAAAAAATCAAAAAAACATTAAGTGCAACCAAAACGCGTCGCAAATTGACTATTTCATTATGGTATAACAAAATCATGGCTTACAAGTCTAGAAAACAATACAGAAAATCTTATAAAAAGATTTCAAAACGTAGAACCCGTTCAAGACGGGGGGGTACAGGTACAGTTACATACATGAACCTGTGTACAAGTTGTGGTAAAGGTATACCACAAGGTTCAACAAAATGCAAAACATGTCAAGAAATTATAAATTCACTAGAAAAAAAAAATAAGCGTAACTGTAATTGCGAAACATGCAAAAAAAATGCGCCGAATCATATATTTCAATTGTTTCAATTTAAATGCATCGCGGTTAAATTGAAATGAATGCATTTTTTTTTGAATTTTATAAATAAAATTAAAATAAAATAATTGCATAATGGGGTTAATTTCATGGGCGTTTTAAATGAGTAACGGTTTAATATTTACAACAATATGAATATAAATATTTACATTTTAGTAATAATAAATTGCATCATCAGAACATTCGAACGTCATAATGAATTTTTCATTTGATGAAAAAATAAGTACGCCTTTGTGTGAAATCATGGGGAGAAACAGAAGCGATAAAGGACACACCAACATTACAGAAAGTCGGCATAACTATACAACATTCTATTACAGCATATTCAATGAATTGCGTGATAAACCCCTAAGAGTGTTTGAATTGGGGTTAGGAACAAACAATACAAACGTTCCATCCAATATGGGTGCGAATGGAAGACCGGGTGCTTCTGTTTATGGATGGCGGGAATTTTTTTATAACTCTGACATCTTTGGAGCGGATATTGATTCCGGCATATTGTTTAATACAGATAAAATAAAAACATTCTATTGTGACCAAACAAACCCGAAAATAATACAAAATATGTGGAATGAGCCAGATCTACAAGATAATTTTGATATTATTATAGAGGATGGACTGCATACGTTCAGTGCTAACGTGTGTTTTTTTGAAAATAGCATACACAAGTTGAAGCCCAATGGATATTTTATTGTAGAGGATGTATTGCAGGTGGAAGAATCATTGTTTGTGCGCAAGATCAAAGAATGGGAGCTTCAATACCATGATTGTCGGTTTACGTTATTGAAAATCCCATCGCTATGTAATAATTGTGATAACATACTACTGGTAGTTTATAAAACATCGGACCACATTTATGAACCACCAAACCACAATAAAACAGCACACTCGGAATCTGTCGAAATTCTCGTATTGCTAGGAACAAACGCTTGCCAGCAGAGGGCCGTTTTGACTAAAATAAACGAGTTTTATAAGGGGGTAACAAATACAAATAGATCATTTGACATTGAAGATTTTGATGACTTCGTGCGGGCATTCAACACGTGCAATTCAATCGGCACGTGCAGCATACTGGCTCAATTTGCCACAATCTGTTATTATTTGTACGAAGACGAAGCGCAAATCGCGAAACATCGGGACTACTATGAAAAAATAATAAACTTCATGATCGTGAAAACCGGCCCCGTTTACGAAACCATAAATGCGCTGAACACGTTCGTTTGTCGCAACAATTCGTATCCGTACGCGTACCATGACATGAGCAACGCCGGCTTGTTTCAAAAAATTGCCCAACTGCAGTACAACTTGTGTCCCGATCTGTTGCTGGACACTATAACAACCCGAGCAACCCCGGTAGCAACCCCGGTAGCAACCCCGGTAGCAACCCCAGTAGCAACCCGAACAAAGCCAATCAAGGTGGGGGTCATTTCGGATTTCATTGTGCAGTTTCATTCCGTCGCAAAGGACCGCATAGGCATTATCAAGCACTTGTGCGACGACCCCGAGTTTGACGTGAAAATAATGACTCGCAAAACTCCGAGCGCGTTTTACGAAAAAATAATGGGGCCCCACGCATCCAACGTCGTGATAACAATGGAGGACGGCGACTTGGTTGCAAATCGGCAACAAATCGCGGACCAACAGTTTGACATCATCGTGTACCCCGAAATTGGCATGTGCCAGCAAACGCGATTCATTGCGTTTTCGCGCCTTGCACCGGTTCAAATCACCACGTGGGGGCATTCGGACACGTCCGGACTGCCCAACATGGACTACTTTGTTTCGTCCAAATATTTCAACACGGAGGAAGACCAGGCGCACTACAGCGAAAAATTGGTACTGTTTGATTCGCTGGGAACGCATTACTATGACCTGTTTAGCCATTTCAAAGAAGAAATGCAAGCGCAGTCGGCGGCGAAAACGACGCAGCTGCGCGACATCATCATTGAAAAAACCGGCATTTCAACCCCCACCCTGTACGGATGCATACAAATCTTCATAAAAATGCACCCCTCGTTTGTGGGCATGCTGCACGACATCCTGAAAGCGGACGAAACCGGGGTCATTGTGATGTTGTCCACGAAAGAGGGGGACGCGGACGATGCCATTTTCAAGAAGTACATAAGCGATCGGATTGACTGCATGGAGCGCGTGCATTTCATTTATCAGGCACCCTTTTTAGAGTATGTTGAAAGCATAAAGGAGTGCGACATCCTCCTGGACTATTATCCGTTTGGCGGGTTTAATTCAACCATTGAAACGTTTTTGCTGGGCAAGGTGTGCATCACGCGCCCCGGGAAACGCATCAGCGGCAAATTCACGCAAGGGCTGTATCGCAAAATGGGCATAACCGAGTTCATTTGCGAGTCGGACGCCGAGTATGTTGCAAAAGCGGTGCAGTACGGCAAAAACCGCGACGAACGGAGCAAATACGAGGCGCTGATTCGGGACAACGTTCACAGGGTCATCCAAGAGCAGGAAAGCGTGGATGAATGGAAAGCATTTTTGAAACGCGCGCACACAGTATGATTAAAATATCGGCTTATTCCAAATGTCGGGAAATAAAAGCACAAGCGCGTGCGGAGGGGTGGGCTATGTGCCGGTTCCATCTCACGTGCTGAGTCGCGAAACAGGCACGTGTTTAACTGTCACGCGCGAACAGTACAAGGCCGAAATTCTTAAATGCAAACAAAACAGCGCGCAGCTAACGCGGGCGCAACAGTACTCCATGCTGTCGCGCAATGCGCTCACGCGCAAGAAGTCGTGGGCCACGCAAACGGAAACATACACGAACCCCAACGTGAACAATCTGCCGGAAATTAAGGCATCCGTTGACGGGATCATCAGCACGGTGTCTTTGAATTGTTACGCCATACCACCCACGCCCACGCCTACACCCACACCCACACCCACGCCAACACCAACACCAACGCCAACACCAACCCCAACACCAACCCCAACACCAACGCCAACACCAACACCCACACCAACATCCACGCGTGCGCCAATACCAGTAAATTTTACGGTCACCGGCTTCACTCTAGGGGTCAATTACAGTGTGAGCACGGTGGCCGGTTACAATGTGTATGTGTTTTATCCCAGCGCGACCACCAGCGGAACCGTTACTCCCAATGTTACCTGCAATGTATCCTATTTAATTGTTGGCGGCGGCGGCGGCGGCGGTGACGGAGATTTATTCGGGGGGGGCGGAGGCGGTGCAGGTGGGGTAATCACTGATTATCCTGCATATTCCATTACAATGAATGGAGGTTCGGTCAATTCCCTTACGGTTGGCGGAGGTGGTCCACCAGATGTGAATGGAACGACTAGCTCATTTAACGCATTATTTGCATTGGGCGGTGGTGCTGGCGCAAGTGGAAGTACACCGGCCCAACCGGGTGGCAGTGGGGGTGGTTCAAATAATACTTTCGTAACCGGCGGTGCCGCAATAGGCGCAATAGGGGTTTTCGGTAACCCTGGTGGCAGTCAGATCACCACCCCAGGTCGTGGTGCGGGCGGAGGTGGCGCCGGACAAGCTGGTCAATCGGGGGGGGACGGCGGTAATGGAATGCAATTCGCCATCACGGGTGTAAATACGTATTATGCCGGAGGAGGAGGAGGAGGATGCGCAATAGGGGCAACTGCCACAGGTGGTTTGGGTGGTGGCGGACAAGGAGGCGGTCCCACTGGGATCAATATAGCAACTCCTGGAACCAATGGAACTGGAGGTGGAGGCGGAGGCGGAGCTCCTAGTGTTTCTGTGAATCCGGCAAATGGTGGGTCTGGCATCATAGTCATACGTGTTCCCAGTTTTGTGTGATCCACGGATCCACGGATCCGCGCATGATAATAATTTAATTTTTATAAAATAAATTATTTAATTATTTGAGGCCATCCAATATTTAATCTAATCAAGCCGAATGAGTCAGTTCTTTAAACACAATGTCATTTCCCAATCGGGTTGCCACAACCGAAACCGCGGTTATTGGACGGCTGGCGTCAAACCCGGTCGCGTCCAAATACAAGGTGGATGCGTCATTTGCAAGAAGGTTGCCCATGACCAGCGTGCGCGCACCGGCGCCTTCCGCAAACCCGTCCACATCAGTCACGCTCAGCTCGTGCACTTCAGTTGCGCCCAGGTTGTCGGTTGAGCTGGGCACCAAACTGGCATTGGGTCCCACCGTGTAACTCTTGGTAAGTCCAGTTACCGATTCAAACGCAATCACGTATTGAACCCCTGAATCGGACAGATCCGGGTTTGTGAAGTTGCCTTCCTGGGCCAAAACGAACACAACCGATAGAAGTCCTTCCGCTTGCAGCCCCTTCGCGTTTATGGTCGCGTTTATTGCAATGCGTCCATTGTACGCGCCACTGCTCATTACTCTGTACGTGGATTCAAGTTGCAATTCCGGTTTGGTCGCAACAATGTATTTCAATGTCGGTGATGCAAGCGTCAAAAACAACGGGGTGGACGAGGTGGTGCTGGGGGAAGCAGCAACCCCGTACTTTGTGGTGTAATTAACACCCGCCTTCAGCCTGTACTGCAGATCAAGATCGTCCCCCAATGCATATCCGTCCGCCGCCAAGTCGTACACGTTTATCACGGTACTAGCCGGTTGAACGGCGTCCGCAGTGCTGGTGCAGGTCAGCACCTTCACTGTCGCTGCTTCCGGATTGGTGTTTGCAACCACCTGATTGTCAATCAGTTTCACTTCCGTCACGTTGGCTCCGCCGGCAGGGGTGATCGCGTAATTACCGCGCGACACGCGAAGTACGGTGTCGTTGCTGCCTCGTTTCACATCGTTGGTCATTCCGGTCACGGCAATGGATGCCACCGTGAAAGACAATTCGGCCGCGTCTGACAAATAAATCGTGCTGTCAGATGCGGTAATTCTAGTTTGCAGCTTCAAGGTTACGACGGATTCCGCATCAACACCACTCAAATCAATCGTGTATCCGTGATTAGTATTCACATCTGTCCCAGACACGTCGCTATCGTTCAAGACCAGTTTGTAACTGGCAGTTGCCGACGATCCGATGGATGCATACGTGCTGAGCGCATTGTTCCATGCCGCACTCGTCGCGGCGTACGATTCCTTCACACCGCCGGTCAGCGTCAGGTTGGTGGGCACGGGGATGACCGGAATGTTGAACATAGTTATCGCTAGTTGGACAGATTGAATTTCCTTTACTATGCCGGACACTATGTATGGCTTAAACACGATTTTACCGGATCTGAAATTCAGCCACTTGTTGGACGAAGCCACTGCATCCTTGTCCTTGATGGTAACACCCTCTGTCAGGGTTGCATTGGCAGCCGCCGCGGTTTGCAACGTGTACGACACGTTGGTTTGGGATGAGCCGGCCGATTTCTGAACATCCATCAACTGCGTGAGAGGGATGTCATTGGAAGCATCCTCATCGTCATTGGTGCTTTGGAAATAAACAATAACTCCGTCAACGGACCTCGTTCCCACCGTTTGAAATGTAACGTCAAAATTGAAGCTGGACACACTGTCGTTATTAAACGTCTTGTAAGCAAAATTGGTCACACTGAAATTGTCCAAACCGGGAGGATCGTTAAGCATAACACTGTAGGTGGCGCTGATGGGACCCGTGATGGAACCGCTCGCGTTTGGATCACTGATTTTATAACGCACCTGATAATCGCAATTTGCACCGCGGATGTTTGGATTCTCAACGGCAATGTTAAAGACGCCGCCGTTTGAAACACTCACTTCCTTCAGATCGTTCGGAGCAGCCAGGTTGCTGGTGAATATGGCACTCGTAAAGTAGTGTTCCGATGAAGTCGGATTGTTGATGGGAACGGTCAGCGTGCCTTGACTAAACCGGGGCACGGAGGTCATTACGTATTGGTTCACCTTGGAAACAGCCACTACGGCGTTGGATTCGGTTGCGGAAGGGCGAGTGGTTTCGCCCGCGCGGGGTTCAATTGCAACGCTAACCTTGACGCTGTTGGTCTGGGCGAATAAGCCCGTGCTTGGAATCCAGAAAAAGATGGGTTGCTGCGCCGAACCCAAGGTGCTGGCGGGTCCGGGAAGATTGGGAAACGATCCATTGGCGCTGGTGTGGTTTCTGGACAACACGTTGTATCTCATTCTCACTTGATCAAAGTTGGCATTAGATGTGAACATGCCAGTTTCCAGCAGACGAAAGTTGAAACTGCCGTCCTGACTCACGGATGCATTGGATGATGTCTGCAATGTCAGAGACGAAATTATTTCGTCTGAAAACACTGACGCATCGCTAAATGAATCGGTGAGATTCGCACCAATCTTAATGTCATATTTAACACGTCGGTTGGATGGAATGTGGGGAAATAAAGTGGCATCATCGGTTCCGGTGTAGACCAGAGTCATTCCGACCTTGGTGGGATCGGCGACGGTGTTGCCGTCGGACGTTTGATAACCAAACATCACTCTTGATTTGTAATACCCGGGAACCTTATTATTGCTGCCGACGGGGGTGGTGTATACGTTAAAGAACGGATATTCCTTTGCAGTTGCGTTTTGATGGAACACGGCATACAATCCAATGCCGCTTGCTTGATTCAGAGTTAACGAATTGCTTGCGGTTTGGCTTGCAGCAGGGAGAAGGTTTGCGTAAAAGTACAAAATGACTTTGGGAAGGACTCCGCTCGCCGCACCGCTCGTACCTGGACCCCCGTTCACAACGCTCCAACCGCTTTCACTGGCATTGTGCGCAATGATGTTATTTGAACTAGCCTTCATGCTGGTAACCATTGAATCGGTCAACACGGTTTCAACCCCGTTAATGCCCGACACCGCATTGCCATTATTGACGGATTCAAACAGCTCAAGGTACAACTCTTGATCTGATTTGTTGCTGTGACCCTGAATCTGGTAGAGCTCGGCCACCGGCGCCGCGGATCCATTCACGCTCACGGTGAATTTGTGATTCGTCAAAGCATTTCCGCTGGCATCCTCAGCATCCAAATCCTTGAAAAATCCAGCCGTGATTCCGCTGCCGTAAAAATCATTTTTGGAAAACTTTCCGACGAGACCCAGTTCCGGGGCCAGAGCGTATCCGCTGGCAGTGGTTGCATTGGAAATGTCAACCGTGCGATTACCCGAGCCGTCAACATTCGCCCCGGCAATCCACGAGTTCAATGCAACAACGCTGGGCAGCGACACAATGTCCGAAGTGAAGGTTTTAGACACATTGACGGATTTCTTGAGGATGGATTCACTTGGTTTCAGCGAGTAATGATCAATTATCGCAGAAACGTCGTATTCATACGATCCGTTGGACTTCTGGGTGGGTGCGGTGGTGGTCCAAACCTTCACCAGGTTCCCCTTCAAAACGGTGTACAGAATTTTTTGGTCTACTACGGTGGTGCTTACAGGCATGTCGGCCTTGTACATCACCACCCCTCCCTGCGACAATTCAAACGTTATATTGCCCGACTTTGCCGGAAGATTATTTGAGACGATTCCCGGAGTCATGTAAACGTTCATGACGCTGCTGATTGTCGCTGCACCCGCGTCGGATTGATCGGATGCAAGACCGTACGCGATCACTGAATCAATTACGGGGTTTGCAATGACGTGCAATGGGCGAGAAAACTGCCCGGTTATGCTGAACCCGTCACTGTAAGATGCGACAACGAATACGAAATACGCCTTGTCATTTATTAATTTGTTATCGCTGGTTTGCGGCAAGGTATAGTTGCCGGATGGGTCAAATGGCAGCAAATCGATGGAGTAAGAACTTAACGATTCCGTGTTGGGGGTTGATACCTGATTCGGATATATATTCACTTCGTCAAATAGAAATGACACATTAGTTGGGATTCGACTATCGTTTGTTTGGTTTACAAAATTAATAGGACATTTGACCGTAATGTTGGAACCGGCAGCCCCTTCAACCAAAGTTTCGTTAACAACAACGAGGTCCGGTAGTGTGAATTTGTCGCCCCCGTCAATGCGATGCAAATATTCATAGCTTGAGCTTGAACCGAATTCGGCAAAATAAGTTTTCACCTCATTATTTTCATCTACCAACTGCGCCTTTATCTTAATAGTATAAACCGTATTGTCTACAAATGCGTAGTTGATTTCAGAAACACTGACGACACCAGGAGGTCCGATAACACTATTCGATGTCGGTAAATGGTATACATCCGATTTATCAGTGCCAGTCATGATTTTTTTGGCGATAACCACTTCTGCACGCTTTACATAGGTTCGCTTGCCTTCTATATTTATCTTAAGGAATTTACGTTGGTCACTAAGGGTTCCAGTTATAAACGTATTCTGTGCGCCGCGAACATTATTGATCGGAGGCAAATAAAACTTAAATTCTGTCATATTGGTTATATTATGATATAATATTTTTTTTTATAACTAAAGTTAAAAAATAAAAAAAACTATTTGTTATTTTTTCAAACTGATTTAAATTACACATGCATGTATTTTGTTCATGTCTTTTGTTGTCAAGCGTTTTAATAATTTATTCACGTTTGGTTTTGTTTCATTGGATTGTGAAATGAATAGTGGCGCTACAGTGGTTGGCACGGGCGCTGCCACGGGCGCTGCCACGGGCGCTGCCACGGGCGCTGGAACCACTACATTTTGGACTAAACCTTGTTTTATTTTTCCCAATTTCAAAATTGGACTATTGTTATGAACATGCAATGTGTTTGCCGTTTGTTGCGGTTGCTGCAAATGCTGCAAATGCTGCAAATGTTGCAAATGTTGCAAATGTTGCAAATGCTGCAAACGTTGTTGCTCTTCATGTTGCTGTTGTTGCTGTTGTTGTTGCAAACGTTGTTGCTCTTCATGTCGCTGTTGTTGCTGTTGTTGTTGCAAACGTTGTTGCTCTTCATGTTGCAAACGTTGTTGCTCTTCATGTTGCAAACGTTGTTGCTCTTCATGTTGCAAACGTTGTTGCTCTTCATGTTGCAAACGTTGTTGCTCTTCATGTTGC